TTTAGTTATTCCTTTCAGAACCTCATTATGACGTGTTCGATACCTAGAACTGCACCAAAGTCACCGTCTGTATTCATTGCGGGTGCTAGGAAAACCCGTGTCCTATCATTGTACTCAACACCTACCCTAGCAAATGGGACAACAGGTCCACCAGAATATCCTGTAGCTCCCCCAATATCCCCAAATAGATTGAAGCTCTCGGTTAGTTCTACTTCACCCGTTAGGCCAATAGCTAGGCTAGGGTTCCCTTCGGAGTTTAAGAACAAAGCACCCATGAAGTATGACTGCTCGTACCTGATGCCGGGGTGTACCTCGTTCCAGTCACCCGGTAGGAAGTGGGTGGATAGGGCTAGTACAATCTCTAGCATTAGCTGTTCCTTAGTCCGTACATTGTTATTGAACCGGAGGCTATCGTACCTGTAGTAAGGATAAAGCGGATACCGTCCTCGGATGCTGGAAGCCCTCCGTCTGCGCCGTACCCAGTAGAACTCGCTTCACTATTAAAATTACTCGCGCTGTCTACGTAAGAGAACCTCCCGGTAAGTTGAGTATAGGAGCCTGACGCGCCGGGGTTATAGAGTTTAAGTTCCCCAGAGGCACCAAGTGATGTACTAATACCAGACGTGAGAGGGATACGAGTGCTAGGCCCGCTAGTGTAGGTTCTACTAGTCTCTCCTCTGGTACTTTCCCTTAACGTGTAATCATAATCAGCGCCACCAGTATAGTAACTACTGCCCCCGTCACGGGAAAGTCGTACTTGTAGGACAATTGTACCAGTATCTGTTGGTATAAGATTTCTCACCATAAAGATGTAATCATCATAAAGCGCAGAGTTAAACTCAGTAAAATCTAAGGTTGCACTAGCTGATGCTGTTTTCTTTGCGAGGAAGACCATAGCACCGGGGGCGTACCCTCCGTCCACGATGTCTCCATCAGCGTTCCATGTAGCTACGTTGCCTGAAGTGCCTGCAGTGCCAGTGATAACATCAGCATCGGAACCACTAACACCTGTGATGGTAGCATCAGCGATAGCCTGTAGTCCAGCGTCCTGTGCCTGTACGTCTGTACCAATAGCGAGACCTAAGTTAGTCCTAGCAGCACTGGCAGTTGAAGCACCTGTACCACCATCAGTAACTGGTAGGTCATTGGTTAGTGTGAGTGTAGTAATAAAGGCATCCGCGAATCGGGTACCAGTTGAGCCGAGATCACGAGTAGCATTAGTATCAGGTATGATAGCTGCATCAACTGCATCACCCCATGCATCACCAGAGGTAGAGGCATTGATAGTCGTACCACTGATAGTCAGGTTAGTACCTGCTGTAAGGAAGGTCATAGCTCCAGCACTGTCATCCCAGAAAAGAATACGATCAGCGTTAGGATCAACAAGAGAAGCACCAGTACCACCATTAGCTAGGGAAAGGTCAGTACCACTCCAGTCAGAGTTGTTAATAGTTGATGCTGTAGCAAGAGAACCAAGTCCGAGGCTAGTTCTTGCACCGCTTGCAGTGGTAGCTGCTGTACCACCCTGAGCAAGGGGAAGAGCATTAGTGAGAGTTAGGTCATCAATAAATGCAGAGGCAAACCGTGTACCTGTATTACCTAAGTCCCAAAGGCTATCACCACTAGGAATGATATCAGCATCAACAACGTCACCCCAAGCATCACCACCTGCGCCACCGCTGGCAGCATTGATAGTTGTACCAGTAATGGAGAGATTAGTGCCGAGGGTGAGGAACGTCATAGCTCCCGCTGAGTCATCCCAGAAGAGGAGGTTATCAGCACCCGGATCAGTGAGGGCAGCAATGTCACCAAGGAAAGCATCATATGCCTGAACGTCAGTACCAATGGCTAGACCTAAGGCTGTACGCGCCCCTGATGCTGTGGTAGCACCTGTACCACCCGCTGATACACCCAATCCGTTGGTGAGTTCCAAGGTATCTAGGTAACCTGTAGCCCATCTTACAGAGGTTGTGCCAAGATCATACACGCTGTCAGTCTTGGGCGTAAAGTCAGCAGCACCAGCGACATACTCTTGTGCAGGACCAACTACACTGACAGGTCCACCCTCAGCAGTAGTTCCGTCGTGTGTGTGTCCTGTACTGGCTGCAGCGAAAGCAACGATTGCATCAAACTCAGCATCAAGGTCTGACGCCTCAATAACATTACCATCAGCAATATTATTACCAGTATCTTGTCTTGTGTAACCTTGTCCCATTTTTAATTCCTGTCCTCATTTGCATATTCTATTAGAATAGAGTCGATAATAAAGGGGTCACCACCATCAAAGGTGAATTGGAATTGTGCATTCCTACCAGCCCCTATAACATTTGTCTCAAGTACCGCGTCATCAGTACTAGCTCCATATGTTGCTGTACCAAATATTGCGCTACCAAAGACAGGACCACCACCACTCTGCGAGAATGTAATTATCTCTGGTTGGATTGCAGTCGATCTATTGAAGTCGTAGTTGATAGCTAAGGTTCCCGTTACGTCACCCTCTGGGTCATAGTAGGCCCATAGTTTATAGAGTGTCTTCCTGAATGTAGGGTCTTGGAACGAGATGTATGGAGTCCAGTATTGAGCGGCAATATTGTTACCATCATAAGTGGGGCCACTCTCCATTACATAGACGTAACCACCCTCACCCTCAGTCAAGCTCCAATCACCGTTGAAAGACCAGTCACCACCATTAGCCCAGTCAGTTGCCCCTGCCCCTGTTTCTGGTACGTCACCTGTAGCAAATACAATATACTCACTGCCTTGGTATATTTGGCTGTCAATGGAGTATACTTTAAAACCCTTTAACTCCCCCCAACGAAAAGACATAGGGTTCTGGGCTTCAAACTGAGTAGCTGCATAACCTTCTGTCGCCTCGGCTGTTCGTGCCTGACTCCAACCGAAGATACGATACTGAGATTTACCCCTGATAACTGTCGAAGCATACGTAGTGTAGTTGTCATTCTGAAACTCTATGAAGTTCTGCTGGACAGGTCTGGAAGTAACTTGGTTACTGAAGTCACCAGTACGATCTGTAGCACCGAGAAGCCTAACACCATCGTTAGATAGGAAGGCAACATCACCAGCGACCTCTTGGATAGTATCAGGTTCAATACAACCAATGTCCTCTGTTACAGAAGTAAGTCTCCAGTCAACTTGGCTGTCTCCATCCAGAACCATGATGCTGCTCTCAGTAAAGACATAGAGTCTCTCACGGAAAACAAACATCCCAGTTACATCATCCTCAACACGGAAGTTACCAGCACCATCAGCGACAGTGAAATCAGTTTCATCGAAGGGGACAGAGAAAGTAACAAGGTCACCCTTGGCATAGAATATGTGATCCTTAAACTGAGCAGCGTGGCTTGCACCCTGAACATCAGCAGAACCATTAATGTCAACAAAAGAACTACCGTCCCAAGAGTAGGGGTAATTACTCCCGTCTACACCAATAAGTTTTCTTGTCCCATTTAAGTTAATTATATGGAATCTGTGCTTAGTGGTGTGGGTTCTCCCGGATGTGATCGCCGACCACCCTGCCCCCGTAGACTCATAGATATTACCATTTCTGACAGCAATAACATCACCCTCGAAGTAGGCTACACCATAGATAAGCCCTGTACCTGTAACGATGTTGGGATCAAACTTAGTGTAACCGTTGATGCGTCTGTAGCCACCATCAATAGAAACTTCGAAGTTAACCAGCCTAGCTGCAGAGCCGGGGAGTTCAATGCCCTGACGGAGAGATGCAATGTTCTCAACAAGTCCACCCTCAGGCTGGATGGGGAATGTCTCCCAGCGATAGGGCATATTAGTTAGTCCTTAGTGCTAGTTGGTATCCATAGCCTTCACTGCGACGAGTGTCACGTACATACTCATAGCGGTTAATATAGATTGTACGCATGTTCTCAATACCATCTACAAACTTTTGGTAGATACGGTCAGCAGACTCATAATCACTACGGAAAATATAAGAATAATATGCTGCACCATCTACAATAATGTGACGGAATGATGCAGGGATACTTGGTACATCTGTGTAAGCATCAAGGTCGGTAGGGAGAGCATAATACTCATACACCATCTCATAGG